AAAGAATAATTTTTAAAAACAAAGACAATTCAATAGGTGTTATCATTCCTTCACAAGAAGTGATGAATAAATACACTTTGGTGCAAATTGCTAACAAAGATGTGCCGTCAGGTTTACCATACAAAATAGTAAACACCTCAGATGTTCCAAGTGATAGAACATTTAGAAATGCTTGGGAACTTGCAGAAGATACAGTATTTGATGGTGTAGGTTCTGAATCTAATGAGTTTCCAGAAGAAATAGAGGTAGCAAATGATTAAAATTAATATTGGCAAAGCTAAAGAAATTACACACAATGCAAGAAGAGATGCAAGAGCTAAAGAGTTTCAACCTTTGGATATTCAAGCAACAATTCCTTCGATGGCAGTTGAAGCAGAAGCAAAAAGACAAGTCATTCGTGAAAAATATGCAGAACTTCAAACACAAATTGACAACGCTCAGAATGCAGATGAGTTGAAAGCTATTCATTTTGAAATAGTTGATAACAATGCCTAAATTTGGTAAACAGTCACTTGGTAGGTTAGCTACCTGTCATCCTGACTTGCAGAAAGTTATGAATGAAGCCATCAAACATTTTGATTTTACTATTCTATATGGGTATAGAACACCTAACGAACAGTTTGAGTTATATAAAAAAGGTAGAACATTTCAAGGTGGTAAGTGGGTAAAAACAGGTACTACTGTAACTAACCTAGATGGTAAGACTAAGTTGTCTAATCACAATTATAGTCCTTCTTTGGCAATAGATATAGCTCCATACCCGATTGATTGGAATGATACAGATAGGTTTGAAGCATTAGCTGATGTAGTCAAAAAGGCTGCTAAAACAGTTGGTGTGGATATACAATGGGGTGGTGATTGGGTTACTCCGATTGATATGCCTCACTACGAATTAAAGGATAAAAAATGAGTACAATTCTCTCAGCGTTAATTAGTTTTATTAGTACAGATTTAGCTAAAACACTTATTGGTTTAGCTATCAACAAATTGTTGCAACATCAAACAGATGGTATTACAAAAGATGTCGCTTTGACTATGATAGATGGTATCGCTAAGTCACAAGCTAATCCAACAACAAATGATGTATTTCAGGATGCATTGAAGCTTTTAAAATAAGCTATAATTAGAAAAAAAGGTTTATTATGAACACAGATGATTTAGTTAATGAGCTACGCAATGACATTAAAATTATAAGCACAGATTTACACAGCATAAACGCTACTTTAGCTAAATTATCAAATGTGCAAGATGAGATTAAAGACATCAAAAGCGAGATAAAAGACCTGCCCGTAATTCGTAGCAAAGTTGCTTCAATGCTTTGGGGATTGTCGATTGTTTATATTTCAATTGTAGGTTATTTCTTTTCAAAGTTTTAAGATATTTTAAAGCGATTTATTGTATTATTCTTTGTCAGTAAAGGTACTCCATTACTAAACATGGCAAACATCACTCTCCTAGACTTCCTCCGCATTGTTCCTTTTGCGGGGGGGGTATTTTTTAAAATATTTAATATAATGTTAATAAGTCTTTTATAGTGACTAGTAAAAGGTTCTCCTACGCACCTAACGCCTAGTCACTGTTAAGGACTTAAAGAGCGTTGAAGCGTAGGAAACTCCACACTCTCCTTAAAATAACATTTCCTGAAAGTATAAAATGGTTAGTCATTCGTTTACAGATGAACAACTTTTAAATCTTGTAAATAACACAATCAAAACTAAAACAGAGTTTGATGTTTCAGATTTTACGGGCGGTAGCATACAAATTACCAGCACAAATAATCATCAGCTAATGAAGTATAAGGTAAGTTTATTTTTTGGATATAAACAAAAAAATCCTATTAGTCGAACAATAGATATTAGTGATGGTTTAGTATCAATTTGGCTTGATGCTTTATATCTTAAAACAAAATCACTTCAAGTATTGAATAATGGTATGAATTATTCAGAGCTTAATGCTTTAATGAATAATTCTTCTAATAAAGTAGTAAGTAATATAGTAGATAGTAATGAAGTAGTAAGTATAAGTAGTGGTATTACTACCACCCTTACTACTAGTAGTAATACCGATAAAATACCATATAAAGAAATAGTTGATTATTTAAACAATGCAACAAATTCAAATTATCGCCATACTACTGAAGCAACAAAAAAACTAATAAAAGCAAGAATAAAAGAAGGCTTTACGCTAGAAGATTTTAAAACCGTAATTGATAAGAAAGTATTGCTTTGGGCTAAAGACCTTAAAATGAGCGCCTATCTTAGGCCAGAAACGCTATTTGGAAATAAGTTTGAAAGTTATTTAAATGAAATCATTCCAAACGCCAAAATTTTAGTTTCAAAAGGTATATTTACTGAAAAAACTGCAAAAAATTTAGATGCAATGGAGGAATGGTTAAATGACTAAGCAAGAATTTTATGGATTATTTACTATCCTTTGCGAAACATACAACAGGGAAGCAACTAAAAGCTTATGTTTATCTTACTATATGATCCTTGAGCATTTAAAGTTTGAAGATTTTAAAAGCGCAATTATTACAATATTATCAAACAGAAAATACTCATCTTTGCCGATGCCAGCGGATATACTTGAAGCAATTAATGGAGGTTCAGATGACAAAGCAATGTTGGCGCTTCATGAACTTGAACACGCAATGAGCAGAGTCGGCGCATATAACAGCGTTTGTTTCCAAGATTCAATCGTTATGGAAACAGTTTTGCGTATGGGCGGGTGGATCAAGCTTTGCAGAACGACCGAAGATGAATGGAAATTCTTAAAAAAAGAGTTTATGAATATCTATAAAGCACTTAGCAAAATAAGCTTTGAAGCGCCAGCGTATTTGGTCGGAATTGAACAAAGAGATGCTGAGTCAAATGGATGTTTTGAAGACGCTCAAAAAGCTAATATTTATTTGATAGGATTTAAAGAAATTCAAAATAAATATATACTTGCAAGACAATATGAAGAACTTGAAAGTGCTTTGCAAATTAAACAAATAAAAGCACCAAAAAATAAAGTTTTAGAATTAGCTTCAAAAATAGGACAAAAGATATGAGAATAGGAACATTGTTTAGTGGCATAGGTTCACCTGAGCAAGGAGCAAAAAGAGTATATGGTGATAAATTAGAGTTAGTTTTTGCTTGTGAATGGGATAAATACGCTAGAGAAAGTTTTAAAGCTAATTATGAAATAGAAGATAAACATTTCCATATTGACATAAATGACATGAATGGAACTCAATACAAAGATAAAGTTGATATTATAATCGGTGGAAGTCCTTGTCAAGATTTTTCGATTGCTGGTTTAAGAGCTGGAATTGATGGAAATAGAGGAATATTGATTTATCAGTATTTTAGAATTATAGATGAAGTAAAACCACCAATATTTATTTATGAAAATGTAAAAGGTATGTTATCTGACAAAAAAGGAAAAACCATAAAAGAATTTGTTGAAGCTTTTAGACAGATGGGGTATTTTTGTCATTATGAAGTGCTGAATACTAAAGACTACGGCATACCACAAAATAGAGAGAGAGTTTTTATCGTTGGTTTCCTTAACTACGAACAATACTACCGCTTTCAATTTTCACCAAAACAAAAGCTAACTAAAAGATTAAAAGATATTTTAGAAGACAATGTTGAAGAAAAATATTACTTGAGCGATAGATTTATCAAAACATCTATAAAACACAAAGAAAGGCATACCGAGCGCGGCAATGGTTTTAGTTTTGAGCCAAAAACCCCAAATGATATTGCGAGTTGTTTACAGTCAGCTTATGGTAATAGACAAACAGACACTTTTATTAAACACCCAAGCAATCAACTAAATCCAACATACAAAAGCCAAGCCAATACTATTCACAACATTAACCTGGTAGCACCAACTCTATGTGCTTTTACGCATGGATATGCTGGCGGTTATATTAAAGAGGGAGTGGACGGAACTTCACCTTGTTTACAAACTATGCAAGGTGGAAATAGAGAGCCGAAAATCCTAGACCTAACAAATGATTTTGGCGAGGGCAAAACTAGAGAGTATATGGAGTATAGTCCAGCTTTAAGAAGTGAAAGATTTGGTTTAGCAACTAAACAAAATTATCGCATCAGAAAATTAACTCCAAGAGAATGTTTTAGATTACAAGATTTTCCTGATAGCTTTAAGTTTGTAGTTTCAAATTCTCAACTTTACAAACAAGCCGGCAACTCAATTTCTGTAAATATTATGGAAATGATTTTTAATCAAATAGAAAAATCAAGAATAATAAATCTAAACGGATGTTTATTTTGACAAAAGCTGAACAAACATCATGGAATAAAAAAACAGGAATCACTAAAGAAGAAAAAATTTATCTTGAATGGTTTGCTCAGCAAGGCTTAAGTTGCATAGTTTGCGGGACGCATTTTATGATTCAAGGCCACCATGTCAAAGAGAGATCAACCGACAGAAAAAATCACTTTCAGTTGATCCCGCTTTGCTCAGAACACCACACGGGCAACAAAATCAGCCCGCACGGAGCGAAGAAAGCATTTTTTAATATGTTTCCTATTGAGGCTCAAAGAACAATTGCTTTTGTGATTTATAATCATTTCTTAGGAGAACAATTTTGAAATTAGATGCTAAAAACATTTCAAAAGTCGGATATGACTTTCGTCGTCAAGAAGTAATTTTGTTTTTCAAAAAAGCGGAAGTCATAAACAACATAAACAAAAAAGAATACAGATTTTCCGGAGCTTATGAGGTTTTTGTAGAATTTTCAAAAAAAATATTCAAAAAAGCGCAAAGTTAATATTATTTAAGCAGTCTTTCAGCTTATTAATATTAATATTCTTTATCTCAAAAGCGAAAGCCTTTGAAGGGAGTTAGACCCGAAAAAACTAACCGGCACCCCACCGATACTGAGGGAAGGGTTTATCGGAAAACCACACCGATACGGCGAATCTCAAAAAATTTGTCGACAGCCGGTATAAAAATGAGAAAATCGGTTAAGTGAGTTTTATTATGAGCTTTAAGAGCTTTTAGTAAATTTCACAAGGAGAAGATGATGAAAAATATTTTAAATGATTTAACGGGTTATTTAGCAATAACAGCAACGGTTGGCGTATTTTACGCCATTTTATACATAAGCTTTACTTAAGGAGATGAGATGAGAGTTTGGAAGGAAATGTACGGGTGTGATGCCGACGGCAACAGGGGAGAGATGAGATCATACGCAGAACTTGAGGAATGCGACAAAATGGAAGTAAGACAAGCTATTTTGGAGCAATATGACGGTAGCGACGAATATCTAATAGAAATTGACGGTTTTGAGTTTGAGGTGTTTGCTTGCGAATGGTTTAGCTGTGAAGAGCTGGACGAAATATTATGAGAACAACAATACACAGAGTTAACGAAATTAAAATCGAAAGAGATTTTGTTCAAGTAGAAAATATGTTGCCAAACGAAACGATAACAATTACAATCAAAAAAGCAGGCGAAGAATTCAAGATAGTTTGCTTTAGTAAAGAAGGCGGAAAAATTGAAATAGGAGAAATTGAAGATGCAATTAACGATTAACCACAGTTTAGATATTAGTTCAAAAGCGTCAAAAACTAGGCATTTAAATATGACAAACGAAGATTACCACAAAAGGCCGGAATTATCGGCCTCACAAATAAAACAGATATTATCTAACCCTTACCTATACGCAAGTGGCTTTAAACAGCCACAAAGCGATTCTATGGTGTTAGGTAGCGCAATCCATTCTTTAGTATTAGAACCTCAAAACTTTGACAAAGAATTTGCGGTTATGCCAGAGATTAATTTACGAACTAGCGAAGGCAAAGCACAAAAAACAGCGTTTGAAAGTTTATCAGAGGGCAAAACAATATTAAAAGCGGATCAATACGAAACCGCAACCAACGCAAGCTTAAGCATATTAAAAAGCAAAATTTCATATTTGATGCAAAATGGAGTCGCAGAAGATTCTTTTTTTGGAGAGTTTGAAGGCATTCCGGTAAGAGTAAGACCGGATTATTACAGAGAAGATATTGGCGTAGTTTTTGACATCAAGACAACGCAAGACGCGTCGCCAGATGGATTTACGAAAGCGGTCGCAAACTATTGTTATTATGTACAAGCCGCGTTTTATTTGAAAACGCTTCAAAGTTTAGGCAAAAAAGCGGATCGGTTTGTATTTATAGCAGTTGAAACAAAAAAGCCTTTTATGGTCGGCGTTTATGAGTTAGCGCCAGAAGCGATTGATCTTGGTTGGAGTGAAATTCAGCGAGCATTTGAAATTTATCAAAACATTGATAAATACAAAGGTCCGATTTATAAGGACACCAAAGACGGAAACATAATTCAAACAATTACGCTTCCAAGTTATGTTTATTACAAAAACAACGCAAGTTATTAGGAGATGCAAAAATGAGTAACGCAATAATTGAAAGAAAAAATCAAATTTCTGGATTATTAGCAAATCCCGAAGTGACAACAAGGTTAGTAAGTTTATTTAGCAAGGACGAAAATAAAGCTTTAAAATTTAAAGCAACGCTTATGAATATTGCGCTTGACGCATCGCTTTCCTTATGTTCGCCGGCAAGTATAATCAAAAGCGCCTTGCAATTAGCAGAGCTTGAATTGCCATTGGCAAAAGGATTAGGGCAAGCATATATTGTAAAATATAAAGCCGACGCAGAGTCAGTCATTGGTTATAAAGGCTGGTTAGCTTTGGCTGAGCGAGGCGGAAAATCGGTAAAAGCAAAAGCAGTCTTTAAATGTGATATTTTTGAGCTTGAAGACAACGGTTTTGACGAAACGGTACTCTTCAAACCAAATTATTATGAAAGAAAAGATTTTGAACCAGATTGGGTAGAAAAAAATTTAAAAGGTGTTTTGGTATCAATAAAAGATAACTATACAAAAACAGTAACAAACGCCTTTGTTAGCTTTGGGAAAATTAAGCAAATTGCAGGCAAAAGTCCGGCAAGAAATAGTAAATTTTCGCCTTATGTTGATTGGGGTTTGGAGATGTATATGGCAAAGGCTTTGAAATACATTTTAAGCAAAACGCCTATGACAGAACAAATTGCGAGGGCGGTTGAGATTGACAACAAGCTGGACATAGAGAGGATCCAAGAAGTTAAAAACGAAAAAGCGCCTTTAAACTTAGAAGATTTAATAGAAATCGAAATTCAAGCAGAAGAGGAAATAAAAGATGGTAATTGATTTAACAGCAGTAGAGGAAACAGAAGGCGAGAAGCTTCCATATTTATCAAGAACAGGAAGAATACTTTTAAAGGTGACAAAAGTCAAAGATGGCGGAATTACAAAAAACGGGAATAAAATTTTAAAAGTTTATTTCAAAACAAAAGAGGCAGAACTTTATATCGAAGAAATAATTTTGACTCAAGAAGCACTTTGGAAACTTAAAGTGATAACAAAAGCTTTAAAAATGCAAAATGTTGTTGACACGGAATTGATGGTAAACAGATATGTTTATGGGCAATTTTTAAGCGAAAACTACAATAAAAATGATGGAACAGTTGGAACAAAAGTTGTGGCTAAAAGCTGGGAGTCAAGCGAACTTACAAACACTTTAAGTGAAGCGCCAAAAGTAAGTGTGACGCCGGTTATTGAGATTGATGACAATGGCGAAATTCCATTTTAAGCCCTTCTGGGCTTGTTGAGATGAATTTTATAAGGTTTGAGAATGAAAAATACATCAAAAATAAATGAGAAGCTAAAGCAAGTTTGGAAAAGCGAGCCAATACACCAAGAGCCAAAAAAAGAAGAACAGCCAAAAGTAATATTACCGCCTAGTCATATACTAGGATACAGGTTCAAAGAAAAAGAAAAGGTAGCAAACACAGAGGTAAAAAAAATAATATCTTACCAAAAAGCAAAAGATATTTTAGGATACGGGAAATCAAATAGCGTTGCAGTTTTAGTATCAAAAGGGAAAATAATAGGCGGTAATGGTTTTGTAGAAGAAGAAAGCGTAATTAAATACATAAACGAAAGGCTACCGGCCGGAATAGCAGGAATAACAGCAAGGAGAGAGTTGAGGTATAAAAACAAAAAAGACACTCAAATAGATTACGAGCAAGCTTGCGAGATATTAGGTATCAACAAAAATAAATTGTACGACCTTATTTGGAGAAAACAAATAGATGGGAAAGACGGTTTATGTGAAATAGATAGTGTAATGGAATTTAAAAAAATACTAGAAAAAGGAATAAAAAAAGGAAGAAAATTAAAAATAAAAAATCCTATTGATGAAGCAATAGATTCATTTTTTGAGGGCGTAAAGCCGTTGGTTTTAGGCGACCCTATTGAGTGCTTGCCACCCGAAAAAATAGTTGTGCCGACGCTTGAAGATATTGAGAAGGCACTAAACGAAAATGTTGTCGGAGATTCGTATAAGCATCTAAAAATTGACACAGTAGAATGGAGCAAAGCAAATCACACGAAAGAGCAACAAAAAGCGATTTGTCAATTTATGATAAATAAATACACGATGAGGCAAAAAAATCAGGACAAAGACGACATTAAAAAAGCAAGATTTTATTTAGATTGGTTGGAGGAAACGATATGAGCTTTGAAGATTATATGAAAAAAGCAAAAGAGTTGAGTCAAGAACAGTTAATAAAAAATTTAAAAAAGTCAGGGTTCAAGATATGTTAGAGTTAATAGGAACGGGAATTTGTATTGCGATAGGATTTTATTTGGCGCCTTTCGTAGTTGGTATAGTTGGCGTTATTGGAGCAACTATTATTGGAAGCATAGCTTGGTTATTTGGAGCAAGAAAATGAATGAGAAAACTAAAAATATAATCATTGCTATTTTATTTGTAGCTATTTTGATTTTAGGCCAATTGGTTGTAAGTTTGATTGAGAAAAATGATGCAATTAATCTTGAATTGCAGTCCCAAGTTGAAAAATCAAGTGACTTAGAAATGGTGCTTGAAGACAAATTTATATCGGATTATCTTAGGCGTATCAATACAAAACAGACCTTTAGTTTTGGCGATAGCATTAACTGAAAGCAATTGTAGTTATGATGTTGAGCATCCAAACCCTTTAACTTTTGGAATAGGCGGAATCAAAACTTTATTTTGGACAGAAATTTTAGGCGATACGAATCCAAACAGCCTTCAAGCAATAGATAAAGTAATATCATATTTAATTAGCAAGAACAATGGGAATGTCTATAAAGCAATCAAAGACTACAAAGGGGCATCAACAAATATGAAAAGCACAAACAAATGTTTCAAATTGTACAAAAAGCTAAAAAATGAGATGTATTAATTATATAATTTTTGCTATAATCTTTATTAGTTTTTATGTTTGCGTATCGGTTACTATTAAGTACAATTAAGGCTTAAAAATGTTAATTATAGAAAATGTAGTATGCCCAAAATGTTTAAATGAATTTCAGAGTGAATCGGACATAAATGCAGAAGAATTTATTTGTCCCTTTTGCAAAAGAAATATAAAAAAGGACAAAAATGAATTTGATGAGTAGAACGCAATATTTGTATGGGATAGAGCCTTACAACTTAAGAGGAATGGAATATTTTGAGGCGATAGAATACAAAATCAAGAAGGCCGAAGAGTTATTGGCAGAATTATGCGACGTTGATTATATGAGGCGCGACAATCAAAGAATAAACGAAGTATTAAGTGCGATTGAAGATAACAGACAATTTTTACGCGAAAGGGATTAACAAATGGAAAGAAAAACGCGTTTCTTGAATGGCTTAAGCGTTCAAGAAAACAAAAGAAGGCAATATGAAAAAGGCGAGGTTATAACCGCCAGCGGGATCAGATACTTAGAGGAAGCAGAACCAGAGCTTCGAAAAAAAGATAAAGATTCCATTTATTTAATGGCGATCCGGAAGGCAAAATTTCAATGCTATTGCGGCAAAGAGTTTGTAAACAAAATTACTTTAATCAAAAACGGTCGCGTTGTTAGTTGCGGGTGTGAGCGAGTCCGAAAAATTAAAGAAATGTTAGACAATAAACGAAAAGGGTAATTAATGTTAAAACAAGGGCAGCTAATCAAATACAACGGATTTGAAGCAAGGATTTTGGGATTTATGAAAGATGGAAGATTGTGCATTGAAATGTTGGAAGATGCAACGATGTTATATGTTCAAAGAAGTGACATAAGTGAATAAATATCGAAACAAAAAAACAGAGATAATTTTAAATAATGAGATTTATAAATTTGACTCTAAAAAAGAAGCTCAACATTTTCAACATTTATTATCTTTGTTGAGAGTTGGAGTTATTTCAGAACTAAAGTTGCAACCTGAGTTTGAGATAATTCCACAAGTGAAATGGAACGGAAAGACGCTATCAAAAATAAAATACATTGCAGATTTTCAATATAAGCAAGCTGGGCTTGACATTGTTGTTGATGCAAAAGGTTTTAAAACTGATGTTTATAATTTGAAAAAAAGATTATTTTTGTTGCAATATGGAGATAAATATAAATTTTTGGAGGTTTAGATGAAAATTATGACTTTTGAGGTTAAAAATACTTGTAATTGTTGCGAGTTTGCACAATGGACAGATAACGATGATTATATTTGCACCAAAACAAACTCAATGATATTAGATGATAATGAAACTTGTGATGATTGGAAGCTTGAAAAGCATTTAATCAAAGATACATTTTGGATTAAAAAAGTAATCAAATGAGCATTAGGCAAGTAAAATATAATCGTAGCTTAGGGCTAGTGCCTTAAGCCTTTTTTTATAGATAATTAGTTAATATTTAATATTAAAAAAAGGAACAAAAAAAATGAACAGATTTAAAAAATTTTGTCCAAATGTATTTGTGGCAGAGTGCGAGCAAGAATACAACAAAGGCGATTTAATCGAGGTTACTACAAAGTACGGCAAAGAAGCTTTGTGTGAGGTTTATAACCTTGTTGCTAAAAACAACGGGTCATTTTGTTATTCTATTGCCAGAGTGGATCAAGATAGTTATGCAAAAAGAAAAGCTGAAAGATACGAAAATTTGGCCGAAAAACGAGAGGCAAAAAGCAATGAATGGTATGAGAAATCACAAGAAGGAAGAGATTTTTTAGTTTTAGCAGAACCTATAAAAATTGGACATCATAGCGAAAAAAGACATAGAGCATTAATTGAGCGAAATTATAACAGAATGGGAAACAGCTATAAAGAGGCTGAAAAAGCAAAAGAATATCAAGCACAGGCTAATTATTGGAAATCAAGAGAAAACGATATTAATTTGTCAATGCCTGAAAGTTTGGATTTTTTCACTCACAAGATGGAAGAAGCAATTAAATATCACGCAGGGCTTAAAGACGGAAGCATACCTAAAGAACACAGTTACTCTTTAACTTATGCAAACAAAGCGGTCAAGGAGCTAACCGAAAAAGTAAAAACAGCTTCTATTTTGTGGGCTTAATATCAAAAAAAGGATTAAAAATGTTTAAAAAACTAGACGAAACGGCAATCTTGCCAATGGCAAAAACAAAAAGAAGTGCAGGTTTTGATATTTGCACAATCAAGGATTTTACAATTTATGCAGGCGAAACTTTGTTAATAAAAACCGGCATTGCGCTAGATACAGATTCACAGTATGAATATTTGTTAAGAGAGAGGGCAAAGAGTGGCATATTTTTTGACAAACAACGATGGGAGTTTTTCCTTGATTCACATTACTTTGATCTAAAGCCAAGAAGCAGCATTCGAAAAAAAGGACTAAGCTTTTTGTCAGATGGGACAATAGACTTGGACTATAAAGAAGAAATTGGCATATTGATACACAACCACAACCGTGAAGGATTTATTAAATTTAAAAAAGGTGATGCAATAGGTCAGTTAATTTTGGCGCAGCATTCGGGTTTAGTTTTAGATAATTACATATTACAGGCCGAAAGATCCGGAGGTTGGGGAAGCACAAATGAAAACTGAGGAAACATTACTAAAAGTAAAAAAAGCAGGATTTACCCACGACAATGTTGACAATAAAAGTGTAGATTGGTACACGCCAAAATGGATATTTGACGAACTTGGCGAAGTGTTCGATCTTGATCCTTGCCAGCCGATAGAAAAAATCGAATGGATACCATGCAAAAAACATTATTCAATAATTGATAATGGGCTTTTGCAACCATGGGAAGGATTTGTGTGGCTAAATCCACCTTATGGTAAATATACAAACGATTGGCTTGCCAAAATGGATTCTCATAAAAATGGCATAGCTTTAGTTTTTGCAAGAACAGATTGTGGATGGTTTCATGATTACATTATGAAGGCAGACGCTATTTTATTTTTACAAAAAAGAGTCAGATTTGTTGATGGCTTAGGGGTTACAAGTGGTAATGGTGCAGGAAGTGGATCAATGTTGATCGCGTGGGGCGAAAGAGGCGTTAAAGCCTTAGAAAAAATGAAAAACAGGGGGGCATTATGGAATTTGAAGTAATGGTTGAGTCTTATTCAAAAATGAGAATTAAGGCTAATTCAAAAGAAGAGTTGATTGAAATGATAGAAAACGGCAACATTCCTGATGAAGCTTGGGATACATTAGACATATTTGAAGAAAACATATTAGCAGAAACAGCAAGAGAGATTAAATATGTATAAATGTAAAAAATGTGGGAACAAAAAAACCTTTATTGAGCGAAATTGTTATTTAACAACAATTGTTTTAGAAGATGGCGAGGTGGTCAGCAGTAATGATGATTTTGAGGATTGCATCGAAGTAATATGTTTTGAGTGTAAAGCAACAAGCGAAGATGGAGATATAAAGATAGGATATATAAATAAAATTGAGGAAGCATCAAAAAAAATTTGTCCTTATTTAACAAAGGATTTAATTGTCCATTGTGTAACAAGTGCTTGCATGGCGTGGGAGTTTGATAAAAAAGTAAAAAGAGATAGCAAAAGCATGGTTTTATATGATGAGGATCATAAACCAATTTATGAAAATTTAGAATCAGGATTTTGCAAAATTATGGACATTAAACTTTAAGCCAAAGGATAAACAATGAGTTTTAAAGTTGGTGATTGGGTACGAATATGGGATAAACCTACAAGAATACTAAGAGTAGTTGAAGCTAATGCACTACATACAGAAGCAGAATACTATGATACTCCTAGTGGATTCAGGGACGGTTGTTTAAATCCAAAAGGATTGGAGCTATGGCAACCTAAAGAAGGTGAGTGGTGTTGGTTTTGGAATAAAGACTCAGAAATGCCTCCTGTACTTAGAAGATTTAAGCAAACTCAAAAAGACGGTGCACATATTACAAAAGACGATTGTTATTTTTATGATTATTGTGAGCCATTTATAGGGACTTTACCTAGTTTTATAAAGGATAAACAATGACTAAGTACCAAACAAAAGATGATGAGATAGCAGAATTACAAACCAAACTACAATCACTAAAGGTTTATTGTGAGGAACAGAAAGATACTTGGGAATCACAAGAAAACGGAGACCATAAAGTTTATGAGAAGATACTAAAAAGGATAAACAATGAAAGCATATCCGACAAAATATGAAGTATATGAGGACAACGAATGTACTGAGCTGATGGCAAAGTTTACAGCAATTGATGAAGAAACATTTGAGGTTAAAATTGACAACAAATTAATCTCATCAAAAGATTTAAGAGAATTAGCAAGGTTGTTAGAAATAGCAGAAAAACAACTAAAAGAAGGAATTCAAACATGAAAGCATTAGAATTATTAAGAGAAATGCGAAACATAGAAAACAACTACGACCATCTTATATCACATAGGTTTGATGAAGCAATTAATGAACTTGAAGAATTTATGAAGCCTAAAACGTGCGAGGGGTGTGAGTGGTGGGATTTTAATTCATATGGTATTTTTAAAAAATGTTTTAACGGAAAAGGAAATTGTGTTTCAACAGAGAGTAGCTTTGGTTGCAATAGATATGAAGTAAAGGATAAACAATGACAGCATTATTAGCAGTTGGTGCGATATTGTGCATCGCAGGATTAATTGTAGTAAATGATATAGAGGATAACAATGATTGATTTGGAAGTACATAAAACTAAAAGGATAAACAATGAAAGAGATATATAGAGGAAATAAATTTTTTGTATTTACAAGAGATTATTGCACACATTTTGATAAAACGATAAAGTATGGTTGTAGCAATTTTCAATGTACTTTGGGTGTAAAAATACCATTTAGTAAAAAAGCAATATTTATAACAAGGATAAGATGATGACACCATTTGAAATAAATAAAATATTTTGTCAAAAAATATTAGAAAATTATGAATATATATATGAAAAAGTAACTAGCTGTAGTTTTGTTGATGGTGAGGTTACAATATGTTATGAGGATAATAACTCTACTTTTTTAACTAGAAACTTTAAACTTGATAAATATAGATTTGCTGTTTATATAAAAGAAATAATAGAGCAATATGCAAAAGACTTAGGCTTAAAAGGTGTATGGATAGACTTAAATGATTTATCAAAAGATGAGGGATATTACTTTAGACACTGCAATGAGGTATATCAAGAATTATTTGATTATGAGTTAAAGATAAATAAATGATTAAGTTATTCAAAACTTTTATGCAAGCTCAGAACAACAAGCAGTTTTTGATGCTTGTCAATGGATATTAGAAAATAAAGGAGTAGATTATGGATTACAAAATTAGTAAAGAGTTGTTTGAAGCAGTAATGAGTCTTAAAGTAATTGAATTTTATTGTAGAAATGAAATACAGTATTATCCTGCTGACAAAGAAAGAGTAAGGTGTATTGATTGGATACCAACATTAAGTGGTTGTGAATATAATTACTTCTCCTTTAAATGTAAAGAATATGCATTTTGCAATGGATATGAGTTGATGAGTGGGTTGTATTCAAATGATAACAATGCTAGAGGAAAATGTATTGTTTATAGATGTGAAGATGACAAAGAGAGAGTTATTAAAATTTTCAATGAAGATGATGAGCTTCAAGCCTTATTTGATGCTTGTCAATGGATACTAGACATCAAGGCTAAACAATGAGAGAATTTCCTAAAACAGAGATATTAAAAAAAATAGAATGGCTCCAAGATGTGTTTGTAATAAGAAGAGAAGAGCTTGGTTTTGAAGTTGATGAGCTAATAAAAAATGCATTTCACGAAGTAATCGCAGAGCTTGTAGAGTTACAAAATACTTGTGAGAATTGTAAATGGATTAAATTCTGTGGTATAAAAAACACCTTAGATACAAAGCACGCCGTAGAACTTCCGAATTTTTGTTGCAATAGATATGAAAAAAAGGATAAACAATGAAAGCAAAGGCAATCTATAAAAACTACAAGTATCGGAGCAAAACCTCCGAAACAATCATAGAATTATGCTAACATTTTAAAACACAAAAAAGGTAAATCTTTGGCAGACGCAATCGACGAATATTACGATTTATGTGAGATATGCGATTATGATGTAAATATTACTGCCAAAATTGTTTATCAGGAATTTAAAAAGGATTGGGTAAATAAAAAATGCGAAGAAGATAACAGACTTAGGCCTTATTTTACAAAGCAATATAAACTTCGATTTAAAGAATCAAGAATCATCGAAGATATTGAAAACTTGAGAGTCGAGAAATACAAAGGAACAATCAGTCGGTTATTAGACGCAGACTGCAAAATAATATTAGCACTAATAAAATCAATCAAAGGATTATTTTAAATGGCAAGACCTCAAAAGCATAACTGGGAAGAGATAAAAAAGTATTATGAATCAGGAATGCCACAGGCGGATATTTGCAAAAGATTTAACCTTTCAAGCGGTAGGTTATCAGAGAATATCAAGAAGGGACAATGGGCAGTTTCGGAGATAGTTACGGAGAAAGCAAAGACCGTAGAAAGGGCGCTTGAGGCTATTACGGAGATTCCGAAGTCCCATCTTAAGGCCGTTAATGATGTAATTGAAGATATTGTCAAAAAGCGTAAAGATATGTTTGATAATTCAGCACTTGCAAATCAAAGTCTTTACAATCTTATTTTAAGTACATTTAGCGAGCAAATCAAACTTGAAAAAGACCCAAAAAAGAAATTGTCATTAGGTATATCCGCAATTCCTATTTTAGAATCCCACTCAAAAACCACAGCTCAAAACAAAAGTACATTATTTGGCAAACAACCCGAAGCCCAAACAAATGTCACAGTAAACACAGCTATTCAAAACAGTATCCAAAACATTTCAGAAGCAGAGCTTACAGAAATAGCAGAAAGGTACGGGATTGTACTCAAAGATTGATGTAATAAAAGAGATTGCTAGGCGTAAAGCTTTTAATACCCTTTTAGGTTTTACAAAATATACATTTCCGCAATATGAAATAGCAGAACATCATAGGACAATCGCAAGTGCATTAGAAAGAGTTGAGCGAGGCGAGATAGACCGATTGATGATTACCGTTCCGCCGCGACACGGCAAAAGCGAATTGGCCTCAATACGGTTTCCTGCGTGGTATCTTGGAAGGAATCCGAACAAAAGAATTATATCGGCCTCATATTCGGGAGATTTAACGAGAGATTTTGGGAATAAGGCAAGAAATATTGTAGCCTCACAAGAGTTTGCGACAATATTTGGTAGGAGCGTTTCAAAAAAATCAAGCGCAAAAAACGAATGGGATTTGGATAATGAAAAAGGTGGTTATTACGGTACTGGAGTTGGGGGTGCAGCGACAGGTAAAGGTGCTCATTTGTTTTTAATTGATGATCCCGTTAAAAATAGACAAGAGGCTAATTCAGAAACAATAAGAAAAAACATCTTTGAATGGTACACTTCGACAGCCTATACAAGACTTGAAAAAAACGGGGCAATAGTTATTATTATGACACGATGGCACGAAGATGATTTGGTCGGAAGGCTATTGGAAGAGCAAAAGAGAGGCGGAGAGTTTGCCGAAAATTGGACGCTTATTCATTTGCCCGCCTTAAGTGATGAAGGTAAGGCTTTATGGTCGAACAAGTATAGCGAATGGGCTTTAAACAGAATTAAACAAAATATCGGTAGCTTTGACTTTGAGGCTTTATATCAGGGGAGGCCTACACCGTTAGGTGGTAGCATTATAAAAACATCTTGGTGGAAAACATACACGGTCGTTCCGCCAAAATTTGAAATGATTATACAGACGGCCGACACAGCTCAAAAGACGGCCGAATTAAACGATTACTCGGTAATAGCGACTTGGGGTAAGTTTGAGAATAAAATCTATTTATTGAGCATCACGCGAGGCAAATGGGAAATGCCGGAACTTGAAAGAATGGCTATTTCAGAATATCATAAATGGAAACCATCAAAGGTTTTAATCGAGGATAAAGCAAGCGGTACGGCATTAATTCAAAACTTAAGACGCAATCACTCAATACCTATAACGGCCGTTCAAGCATTAAATGACAAAGTAACAAGGGTTCAGGAAATAGTAGGATTTATTGAGAGCGGTTATGTTTATATTCCCGAACACGCAGAATGGGTGAGCGATTATATTTTAGAGCTAAGTCGATTCCCAAGTGGAGCGCACGACGACCAAGTTGATGTTACAAGTATGGCAATCAAAGAGCTTATGGGCTTTAATGGAGGCGGTACGGCAATAATTGATTTTATGCGTATGTTATACGATCAAAAAACAGAAGAGACAAAGGAAATAGTAGGTGATTAAGTTATACAATGGTGATTGCTTACAAGTAATGGACAAATTAATTAAAGATGGTGTTAAGGTTGATGCCATTATAACTGACCAACCTTACGGGACAACTGCTTGTTCGTGGGATTCAATTATACCATTCGACCAAATGTGGTTTAGACTAAATAAGTTAATCAAACCAAATGGAGCTATTGTACTTTTTGGTAGTGAACCTTTTAGTAGTGCTTTAAGAATGAGTAACATTAAGAATTATAAGTATGATTTGATATGGAAAAAGTCGAAATGTGGTAGTCCTTTTACTGCAAAATATAAGCCTCTAACTAAGCATGAGAATATATCTATTTTTGAAAAGAATGGGAAAAAGACAACTTACAATGCTCAAATGATGCAAGGTGAACCTTATAAAAGAACATCTAAAGTAGGAAAATACAATAATATGGGCTTTGGAGCAAAAGAAAACTTTGAGTATGGTTCAGAAGATGGAATGAGACACCCTGACTGTATTTTAGAATTTCCTCAAAAATGGAGAAGGCAAGACCAACTACACCCAACTCAAAAACCAGTAGCACTTATGGAATATTTAATCAAAACATACACAAATGAAGGCGAAACAGTCATTGACTTTACAATGGGAAGCGGAACAACTGGCGTTGCTTGTAAAAATTTAAATCGTAACTTTATAGGTATAGAGCTAGATGAGAAGTATTTTAACATAGCAGAAGAAAGAATAAACAATACAACGAAGGAAAACGAAGGCCTATTGTTTAGTTAAAATAAACAAAATTTTTAAAAGGGTTCACTATGGCAGAAAAAACACCTATTCCACAAACAATGATTGACAGGGTTGTTTCAGGCGTAAGATATGCAATATCAGGCGTACCACCGGAAGGGTGGATGTCGCCTCAACAACCTTTACAGCCTATTGCACAAGAAGCGCAAGGCAGAATGTTTGATTATCAAATCGGCCATAATACGCGTATCTCTTCAACAAAAGACAGCGTCAGCTTTAAAGAGTTAAGAAGTCTTGCGGATGGTTACGACCTTTTGCGATTAGTTATTGAGACAAGAAAAGACCAAATTGAAAAGCTAAATTGGGGTTTTAAATACAAAGATAAAGACAAGGAAAATGACAAAAAAATAGAAGAACTTGAAGCTTTTTTCGCTTTTCCGGACAGGGAACACGACCACGGTACTTGGTTAAGAGCGGTTTTAGAAGACTTGTTTGTCTTAGATGCGCCAACAATTTATCCAAGAATGAATCTTGGTGGAAAGCTTTACAGCTTAGAGCTTATGGATGGAGCAACAATAAACAGGCTTATAGATATAACAGGCCGAACGCCTATCACACCAGACCCTGCATATCAACAAATTTTGAAAGGCTTAAATGCGGTCGATTATACAAGTGACGAACTAATCTACAAGCCGAGAAACATCAGAACACATAAACTTTATGGATATTCGCCGGTTGAGCAAATTATTATGACAGTTAATATTGCGCTTAGACGACAAATTACGCAATTAAAATATTATTCAGAGGGTAACATTCCCGAAGCTTTAGCGAGTGTACCGGAGGTTTGGAGTTTTGCACAGATCAAAGAATTTCAAGATTATTGGGACGCAATTATTGAGGGCAATTTAGCAAACAAACGAAAGCTTAAGTTTATTCCACACGGGGTTAGTTACACGCCAACAAAAGAACCGGTTTTAAAAGATGAATTTGATGAATGGTTGAGCCGGATAGTATGCTTTGCTTTTAGCATAAGCCCTCAAGCGCTTACAAAAATGATGAATAGAGCAACAGCCGAAACAGCTCAGGAAACAGCAATTGAAGAAGGCCTTGCGCCGATTATGAATTGGGTTAAAAATCTTCATAATTACATTTTGGTTAAGTATTTTGGCATAACAGATATTGAATTTGCTTGGAAAAACGAAAAAGAGGCAGACCCTTATGTTGAGGCTCAGATTAACCAAATCTATGTTAATTCAGGCATTAAAACTAAAAACGAGGTAAGAAGCGAGTTAGGGCTAGACCCTTTAGATGAGGAAGAGCTACAATCTCAAAACGAGAATATCAAGCAAGAAGAAGATAACAAAAACAATAATGAAGAAAATCCAACCGGCGGGGAGGATGGCAAATCCAAAGAGGGAAAGTCGATAGGGAAAAACTTTATAAGTTTCAGTATTAGGAAAAGCAATCAAGGTACACCAATCGACAGGGAGCGGGAAGAAATAACGGAGTTAATTGATAACGCCTCAAAAGTAATATCTTCGGACTTTTACGCTTTTTCAAAAAAAGTAAAAGGTGATATTGGTAAGCTTTACGACAAACAGATTTTAAACAGATGGGTAAAAAACGATTTTGACAGAGTTTATATCAATGGCCTTTCTCAAGGAAAAGCCTTTTATGAGGACAGTTTTGGGAAGTTGATGCTTAAGTCTTTCCCGTCAGAAGGAGGTAGTACAGATGAACTTGACAAAGAGATTAAGAAACAACTTAAAAAAGCTTTTGGCGATTATTGGGAATCAGTTTATTATCCTCAAAAGGAAAATAGCACAATCCTTTACAACGATATTGTAAATAAATCGTTAGGGGTTAATGATTATCTCAACAAAGTTGACGGCGTAGATTTTGAGCTTATAGTGCGCAAATTAGACCCTATTTTAAATGATGGATACAAAGAAGGAGTTAAGGCTGGGTTTGAGTCAATAGCGTATTATCCTTCGGAAGAGGAGTTTAGAGTTGTTAATGAGAAAGCTATTCCTTTTGTCCGAGAGAGAGGCTTGGTATTAGCTAAATTATCAGAATCAACAAAAGACCACTTAAGACCGTTAATTGAAAAGTCAATTAGCGAATCGCACAATGTTAACACGCTCAAAGATGAGCTTCAAAATAGTTATGCTTTTAGCGACGCAAGAGCTATGATGATTGCGAGAACAGAATTAGCTTTTGCAGACAGCTTTGGCAATTATCAAGCGTGGGACGAAAGTGGATTGGTTAAGTATAAACGGTCTTTATTGGGTACAAACGAGAATCACGGTCAAGACGATATTGACAATGCAAATCAGGGGATTATAGAATTTGATAAGGCTTTTGGTAGCGGTCACCTGATGCCACCATACCACCCAAATTGCATTTGTACGCTAATACCGATTTTTAAAGAGTGATATAATTAATCAAAAAAGGAAATAAAAGTGAGCGCGCCTTTTTACAATATAACAATCGAAGAAAATAGCGATTTTAATTTATCTTTATCTTTGACTCAGTTCGGAATGGATATTTCGACACTTCAAGATGAGGCTTTATTCAAAATTTCCAAATCGTTTTATAGCAAAACGCCTATTGATTTAAGCGCTTATGTTTCAGTCGATGAAGGAATGGTAACTATCTCAGTTCCTGCCGAAACGATAAAAACAATTCCTTTCACAAAAGGGGTTTATGATATCGTTGTTATAGTTGACAGCATTCATAGAAAAAGAGCTTTACAAGGAAAGGTTAAAATACTTAAGGCGGTAAGCAAATGACAGTAGAGGTGCAATACGAAGAGTCAATCGTAACAGTATCGCAACCGGATGACGGAGTCATTACTTTAACTCAAGATGATATTAATCCGGAAGTTATAAACGACAACTACGAAAACATAGTTTTGGATATGAGAATGACAAATCCGGTAACAGGTGAAATGGTTCCGGACTTAAGTTTAAACACTTTATATAAAGTTGTTGAAGAGGTGCTTGAAAATTCAGATAAGGCGACCGTTCACGCATCAAGCGTAATTGTTAATCCTTTAACAATTGATAATTCAACTATTACGGGGACAAATGTACAAACCGTTTTAGAACAACAGGAAACTAAAATTATAAACGGGGGTTATTTTTAATGGCAAATACAGTTAAAATCAAAAGAAGTACAACAACGGCAACACCGCCGTCACTTGCAGAAGGGGAGTTGGCTTATAGTGAGCTAAGTGGTAATTTATTCATCGGTACAAGCGGTGGAAATATGGCTCGTGTTGGCGGTAACGCATCAAGCACAAATTATATTGAGGACATTCAAGATATTGCAGGAGGTATGGTCACAGGTAGCACACAAAATGGTATTGCGGTAACCTATGACGATGACACGGGCAAAATTAATTTCAATGTTAACGACCCTTTGATAACAATCACAGGCGATGTTGATGGCTCAGCTACTATGACAAATTTGGGCAACACTACAATCAATTTGACACTTGACACAGTAAATGCAAATGTGGGAAGTTTTGGTTCAACTACTCAAATACCAACTTTCACGGTTAACGGTAAAGGCCTTGTGACCGCAGCAGGTTCGGTTAATGTTGCAACAGGTTTAAGCATCGCGGGTGACACAGGCACAGACACGGTTTATTTATTGAATGACACGCTTGGGTTTGTTGGTGGAGAAGGAATAGATGTAGTGGTAACCGACAATACAATAACAGTTTCAGGCGAAGACGCATCGGATTCAAACAAGGGTATAGCATCTTTTGCAACAGCAGATTTTACAGTAACAAGCGGTGCGGTAAGTATTAAAAATGTTGATTTAGGCGCACAAACTTCTGGGAATTATGTTAAAGATATTGTAGGAACAACAAACCAAATAATCGTTAGTACGACAGGCGAAGGCGTAAGCCCTACTTTATCGCTACCACAGTCAATAGCGACAACTTCAGATGTGACTTTTAATGGAGTAACTATTTCAAGCGGGGCTTTAACAGGGGCAGACGCAACAACATCAAATCACGGGTATATGAGTTCGACAGACAAAACTAGAATGGATGCGCTTTATACTTGGTACACAAATATGACGACAGCGGATGCAAACAACATAATTGACACGATTAATGAAATGATTGCCGCTTTCAGCACAACACCGGAATCACTCAATGTTTATACGCAACTTACAGCGCCAACCGATATGACTTTAGACGGCGGAACATTTTAAAAACGGGGGTTTTCCCCGCTTTTCCTAAATAGGAGCAATAGTGGCAAATGTCATAAAACCAAAAAGAACTACGGTAGCAGGAAGAGTACCAACGACAGCAAATATTGCGGTCGGAGAAATAGCCTTAAATATGGCAGACTCAATTTTATACTTTAGAGATACAAGCGACAATATAAAATCAGTAAGTTCAGGACTTGCAACAGTTGGCACGGCGGGGACTTACACAAAAGTAACAACAGATGTTTTTGGTAGAGTAACAGCCGGCACAACTTTAATCGCTTCGGATATTCCTACGCTGAACCAAAATACAACGGGTTCGTCAGGGTCTTGTACAGGTAATGCAGCAACAGCTACAAAACTAGAAACAGCAAGAACTATTAATGGCGTTTCGTTTGACGGGACAGCCAACATTACAATAACGGCATCAGAATCCACTACTATTACAGAATGGTAAATAAATAAGGGGGTTAAGCTATGAACAATTTTTATATTCCTTTCTCAAAAAAAGATGATGACGAAAGAATGGTTTTTGGATATGCTTCGACTGAAACCATGGATAGCCAAGGCGAAATCGTAGCAAAAGACGCAATCACAGAAGCTTTACCGGAATATATGCGATTCGGCAATATTCGCGAAATGCACCAACCAAGCGCGGTGGGTAAAGCACAAGAGGCAACGATTGACGAAAAAGGTTTATACTTAGGCGTTAAAGTTGTTGATGATGCGGCGTGGACAAAAGTTAAAGAAGGTGTTTATAACGGCTTTTCTATTGGCGGGAAAATCGTTACAAAAATAAATGATACGATTACCAAACTACGCTTAACTGAGATTAGCTTAGTTGATAGACCGGCAAATCCAGAAGCGGTTTTTGCATTTTACAAGGGGGACGATATGGAAGAAAAAACAGAAGTCACAAAATCTGACGAAGCTTTAAACTTGATTAAAGGGTTTATGGGCGAGGAAGTTTGGGACTCAAGTATGGCTTTAGAAGCGCTTAGCAATATAATGAATTTGCTTGGTTATGAACTAAACGAAAATGAGCAAATGCCAGAGCAAATACAAGCACTTCAAACAGCTATTGAGGCAATAAAGGCGTTCATAGTTAGCGAGATTCAAGAAGATAACGGATCAGGCGAAACAGCAGGACAAATCATTGAAATGTCGGACAAAGTGGACGATATAGCAAAAGCGGGCGCATCAATCAGCAGAGCAAATAAAGCCAAGCTTGAAAATATTATGGCTTTATGCAAAGAGCTAATGGGCAACGAAGACGAAGGCGAAGAAGATAAAAAAGAGGATGAGGGCGAAGCGGAAAAAAGCGAAGCTTTAGAAGATTTGGCAAAAGCCGACGACCTTCAAAAATCTTTTGATCTTATAAAAAGCGAGCTTGAAATTGCAAAAAGCGATTTGCAAAAAGCACACGATAAGATTGTAGAGCTAGAAGCAATTCCGGCATCGCCAAAAGGCGCATTGTTAGCAATAGCAAAAAGCGACGATGTTGCAGTCGGTGAGGTTATAGAAAAAGCGGTGGTGTATGATTCAAAAGGTAGCGTTAACGAAGTAGCGTCACTAATTAAATCAATTCACAAGGGCATATAAATTCGGAAAAACCGATTTATCTAATTGATGTATTATTACATCGATCCAAAAAACAAAAAAGAGAGGAAACAACATGAGTATGACAAATGAAAGTTTGGCAGCGCTTAAAGTAGCGCAAAGCACTCCGGACGATATTATTAAGTCGTTTGTACAACCTTCAGCAGCTACAACAGGTTTACAAGCTTACAACCTTGAAGCACCAAGCAAAAAGCTTTATCCGGTACTTACACCGCTAAGAAATAGCATTGCAAGAGTTGGCGGAAGTTACGCGATTCAAGCAAATTGGAAAGCAATTACAAATGTTAATGTTAACAATGTAAGAGCGGGTGTTGCAGAAGGTAAAAGAGGTGGCGTTATTTCACACGCACAAAGCGAATATTTCGCAGCGTTTAGAGGCTATGGACTTGAAAACAATGTAACTTTCGAAGCAAACTATGCGGCTAAAAATTACGAAGATGTAAAAGCTTTAGCAGTTCAACAAACACTTGAAGCAACTATGATTCAAGAAGAGAGATTGATCCTTGGTGGTAATACTTCGGTAACTATGGGCAAAACAGGAACTCCAACAGTTGTTGCAGCTGATACAGGCGGTTCGCTTGCGGCTGGTACATGGAGCGTTATTTGTGTTGCTTTAGGACTTCAAGCTTACCTTGATGCAGTTGGTGTTAATAACGGTTCAATAGGATCTTATTTTAATGCAGCAACCTCAATCGTTCCTTCGCAAATCACAAGAACAAACGCTGATGGTTCAACTGATACATTTGGCGGTGGATCTGCTCAAAAATCAGATGCAGCAACAGGCGTTGTAAGTGTTGGCGTAAGCGTTGGTAAATTATCTTGCTCAGTAGCAGCGGTAAATGGTGCAGTTGGTTACGCTTGGTATGTTGGCGCAGCTGGCGCAGAAAAATTGAATGCGGTTACAAATATCAACTCAGTTGTTATTACAGCGGCTTCTGCAAGTGGCGCACAAGCAGCAAGCGCTTTGACAGATGCAGACAATTCTAAATCTGATTTGGATTTTGACGGCCTATTGTATCAAGCGTTTAAATCAGGTTCAAATGCTTATATCAAAACAATGGCAACAGGTACAGCGGGAACAGGTACGCCTTTGACTTCTGATGGTGCTGGCGGGATCGCAGAGTTTGAGGAAGCGTTTATCGGTTTCTATAACAAATATAGACTAAGCCCTACTAAAATCTATTGTTCAGCAACAGATTTGATTAAAATCACTAAGTTGATTATTGGTAACGGTGGCGCTCCATTGTTGAGATTAACAACTGATGTTGGAAATCCTTCTGCAATTTCAGCGGGTATGGTTGTTGGCGAATACTTGAATAAAGTAACAGGAACAAAAATTCCTTTAGTTGTACACCCAAATATGCCAGCGGGAACAATTTTCTTCTTTACTGAAAGTTTACCTTATCCACTAAGTAATGTAGGCAATGTTTGCCAAATGTTGATGAGACAAGATTACTATCAACTTGAATGGCCACTCAAAACTAGGAAATACGAGTACGGCGTTTATGCTGATGGCGTTTTGCAACACTACGCTCCATTCTCAATGGGCGTAATTACAAATATCGCATAACAAGGCGGGGAAACCCGCTTTTTTACACCAAAAAGGATTGATATGAAGCTTAAAGCACCAAAAAATTGCAGGAGTCTTTCACTAGAGGGCAAAAACATACCTATAATCAACGGAGAGGTCGAGGTTAACACTCACATAACCTTTTTGCTAGAAAACGGTTTTTCGGCGATTATAGAAAGCGCAGTGGACGAAGCGGATGATTTACTAGAAATCACAGTCGAAGAAAAAACAACAAAAAAGAGTAAAGGCAAATAATGGCACTTTGCGAGCTTGAAGAGGTAAAACTTTATCTAGGAATGACAGTAACAACAAATGACACTTTATTAGAAATGTTGATTGATTCTGCGTCTTCTTATATTGAGAGCTATACAAACCGAATCTTTGAAATTCAAGAATATACCGAAATAATAAACGGGACAGGAACAAATAGGCTACCGGTAAGTTATGCGCCTATTTTTAATGTCAATAGCGTAACGAGTATTTATGGAATAGGAGTGACGCCTCAGTTTACTAAAAATCTAATTTATCTCACAGACGGTACGATATTTACCGAAGGCAAAATGAATTGGACGGTCAATTATGAAGCAGGGTTTGAAGAAATACCGTATGATGTAAGGCAAGCGTGTATTGATATGGTTGCTTTTAAATATAAAGAAAAAGACAGAATCGGAATAAATACCAAAACTTTAGCGGGTGAAGTTATTAGCTTTGAAAAAAGAGATTTAAAAGACCATATCAGGTCACTACTTGCAAGTTATATCAGAGTTTGTTAATGTTTAAAGTCGAGGTTTTAGGAGGCGCAGAGGTATTAAAAAAAATAGACCAAATTGAGCCTCAGATACGAAAATCTCTTCTCGCTACTATTACAATATTGTCATTTCAGCTTCAAGCAAAAGTTGTTTCAGAAAAATTGAGTGGTCAGGTTTTAAAAACTAGAACGGGCACACTCAGACGGTCAATAGCAACAAATGTAACTAACCTTTCAGGAAGTATGACAGGAAGGGTTGGTACAAATGTTGATTATGGACTTATTCACGAATATGGATTCAAGGGAAATGTTACGGTTGACGGTCACTTGCGACAAATAAAAAAAGCTTGGGGACGAAGCATTACTTATGTCCGCACACATCAAAGAAAAGCAAACTATCCAGTTCGTTCGTTTTTAAGAAGTGCTTTAAGAGAGATGAAACCAATGATAAAAATCGAAATTGATAAGGCAATCAGGTTATGAACAGAGAATCAATTTATTCAGCTTTATTTGATAAGGTCAAAACAATAGCTGGATTAAAAACGGCATCAAGAAAATTATTGCATTGGAATGATGTTCCAATAAACGAACAGCCGGCTTTGTTTCAAATCCAAATTGGTGAAACACCTACACAGGAAAAAGGATTCCCAACAGTTTGGGAGTTAAATGTTAAATTTTACTTATATGTCAATTCACAAGCAGGATATCCTTCTTTGTTGTTGAATCAGTATATTGACAAAATTGAAGAGGCGCTTAAGCCAAATTCGCAGGGGTTTCAAGAATTAGGTGGGCTTGTTTCGCATTGTTGGATAAGCGGTGGTATTGAAACAGACGAGGGAGTTTTGGGCGACCAAGCGGTAGCTATTATTCCAGTCAACATCAAAATAGCAAACCAAAATTTTGGTTAATGTTATAATTATTTAGAAAAAACAAAAGGAGTTTTATATGGCAAATTTTTCTTTCGGGGCGGGTTCGCTTTGGGGCGTAAGCACAGCAGATGGAGTACAAACACCGATTAAATTTGGAACTGTACAGGAAGTAGCGATTGAAACAAGCTTTAACAAAAAAGAGCTTTATGGTAGCCATCAGTTTCCAGTAGCCATTGCAAGAGGAACGGGTAAGGTTTCTTGTAAAGCTAAATTTGCTCAAATAGACGGTGACGCTTACAACTCACTATTTTTTGGTGCAAATATGGTTACAGGTCAGTTATTGGTAGCAAACGACGAATCCAAAAGCATTCCGGCAACAACACCATTTACGATTACAACAACTAATAGCTCAAACTTCTCAGAAGATTTAGGCGTAACACTTGCGGATGGTACTCAGTTGATTAAGGTTCAAGGCACTCCAACAGCAGGACAATACAGCGTTTCAGCGGGAGTTTATACTTTCAACACAGGTGACGCATCAAAAGCAGTTCTTATAAGCTATACTTATACAAACTCAACAAGCGGTAAAAAAATTGAGGTATCTAACCAACTTTTAGGAACATCGCCTTTCTTTAGTGCTTATTTTACAACTGAATATAATGGCAAAAATGTAACATACAAACTTAATAGATGTATGTCAAGTAAATTAGGTTTTGCTACTAAGCTTGAAGATTTTTCAATTCCGGAATTTGATTTTGACGCTTTTGCAGACGACAGCGGAAAAGTTATGACAATTTCGACAGCAGAGTAACAAATGAAAATAACAATTAAAGATAAAAGCTACGAAACGGGCAGATTAGTTATTGCTCACGCAATGGAAGCTATGATTTTAGATAAAAAAAATCAAAAAGGTGAAATTTCAGAGCTTGAAGCACTTTACAAAATGATTGAGATTTTAGCAGAATCTTTGATTAACGGCACAGAAAAAATACCTTATGATGAGATAACTTTAGAGAAAAAAGAGGCTTATTCTAAGTTAATTATCAATAATTTTTCTATGCAAGATATCAACCCTGTTTACGCTTTTCTTGTTTCAGAAATGGCCGGAAACACTCAGGACGATTCGGGAAAGTAGAAACCGTCGAGTGGAATGAAGTTATTGCTCACATAGTTGCTTGCACGGGTTGGCGATGGGATTATATTCTTTATCGCACGACCGTCGAGCAGATTGTTGCTTTAAACAAATACTACAAAGAATACCCGCCTTTGCATATTATGATAAAATCGTTTTTGGGTATAAAATCGGAACCAAAAAAAGAAAATTTTAGCGATTTTATGGATGAACTTCAAAAAGAAGGATTTTTTTAATGGCACAAGAATATGACGCTCAGGTAAAAATAACAGCCGAAGTCGAAGGACTAAAATCAGGCATAAACACTGCCAAAGAATCAATAGCATCTTTGGGAACATCAACATCAGGAATAGCATCAAGTATATCAGGCGTAAATAATAACGTTGTTGGATTAACATCAAGCTTTGGAAATTTAGGTTCATCGGTTTTAAAAATTGGTGGTTTTACAACCCTTATGGCAGGAGTATATCAACTAACATCAGCGCTCAAAGACGCAATAATCACGGGCATTAAATATAACGCTACGCTTGAATCAATGAGGATAGGTATTGCTTCTATAATAGCAGTATCAAGTCAAAATGTTGACTCAACAGGAAAAGCAATTACAGCCACTCAAAAATTTGCTTTAGCTCAGAAAGAGGCAGACGAAGCGATACGATTATTGAAACAAGCAAATCTTGAAACATCAGCTACACTTGAACAAATAACATCAGGTTTCCAAGCCACGCTTGCACCAGCAAGAGCGGCGGGTTTGACTATCGGAGAAACAATTGAATATACCAAGTTGATGACACAGGCCGCAGGCGCAATGGGTATGAACCTACAGCAACTTCCGCAAGAATTAAAATCGGTTATTGCCGGAACAATTGATATGAACAGCACGGTTGCAACAAATCTTGGAATTACAAACGAGCAAATCAAAAAACATAAAGAGCAAGGCGATTTATTTGTTTTTTTAAAAAGCAAATTACAAGATTTTGCAACAGCGGGTGACGAAGTTTCAAAAAGTTTTTCAGGTTCAATGTCAAATATGGAAGACAATTTTAATGAGTTTTCAGGATTGATAACAGAGCCTATTTTTGATGTATTAAAAGTAGGCATTTCAGAGATGTCGGAACAGTTTAAAATATGGGCAAAAGATTTAAAAGACAGCGGCGAAGAATACAGGACTTTAGTGATTAACATATCAGCTTATTCAGAAAAGATTGCACAAGTTCTCAATGTGCTTTGGGAATCATTAGAAAACACAGTTCAAATGTTGATTGCAATGATTGGTATTGCAGTCTATGGAGCGTTAGACGGCATTATGAAAATGGCATTATGGACGGCAGAGGCTTTAAATAAGGTCAAGCTAACAAGTGACGAAACACTAAATCAAATCCGAAGTCAATCAGAGTTAATGTCAAAAACTTTTAAAGGCGCTAAAAACGATTTTACAAATGCTCATACAGAGCTTGCAGATGCAGTTAATTCAGTATTAACACCTATGGATACATTACTTGCTAAATGGGAAAAAATAGTCAAATTACCAAAAGCAAGCACAGGCGGGAACACAAAGACCGGCGGAGGAGGATTAGTTCCTGCTTCTTCTTCGGGTAACACAGAAGACAAAAAAGTAAAAAGCGAATCACGAGATTTTATGGCCGAAGCCAACAAAGAATACGAAGACGCTTTGAATGCTCAGGGTGCTTTTCATACTAGAAGCAAAGCCGAAGATTTAGCATTTTGGAATGACAAATTAGCTCAGGCATTAGCAGGCGGAGAAAAATACAAAGAAACTTACAATCAAATATACTTAAAAGTTTCTCAGATTAAAAGAGAATCAGAGCGAGAAATTTTAAAAAACAAAATAGACGCTTTAAAATTTGAATCAGATTTAGATAAAACAAATTTAGATACAAAAGTCACTAAGTACAAAGCTATTTTTAATGAAATTGCTAATGTTTATGACAAAGATACACAAGAATATCGACAGGCGCTTTTAAACAAAACCAATGCCGAAAAAGAGGCAAAAGATAAAAAAATCGATTTAAAGCTTAAGGAGTTAAAACAGGTTCAAGACCTAAAACTTGTTCAGTTTCAAAGAGAACTAAGCGATATTGAATTATTTGCAGAATTAGGGTATTTAACAGAACAACAAAAGCTTGAAAAACTAAAAATAGTTGAAGAAGCTAAATATCTTCTTTTGCGTCAATACAAAAACCAAGAAGCGCAATTGAATAAAGACAATGTCGAAAAATATGACCAAGTTTTAAAAGAAATAGAGCTTTTGCAACAACAGCATAATTTAAAAATGAAACAATTTAGCGATGCTATGTTTAAAGATTCCTTTGCACCTTTTAAGTCAATGGGTGACAATTTAGCTAGTAGTTTTGAAGATGCTTTGTTAAGAATGACGCAAGGGACACTAAGTTTTCAGGGATTTGTTAAGGGAATAATTCCAGCAATAGGCGCAGAGTTTACGAAAATGGGCGTCAAAATGGTTGCAGATTGGGTAAAACAACATATTATTATGGAGGGTATGTCAAAAGTTTTTGCGATGAAAGAAATAGCGCTCAAATGGTTAGTCGAAAACTCAAAACTTGCGGCAACCTTATTTGGAACGACAGCAACAGTTTCAGCAAAAGGAGCCGAAGCAACAGCAGTCGTTTCAGCTAATGCCGCAGAGGCAGGTTCAGGAGCGGCGGCGGCGGTTGCACCTATTCCGATTGTCGGCCCAGCGATGGCGGCGGCGGCTTTTGTTGGAGTAATGGCAATGGTTTTAGGGGCAACAAAATTGATAAAATCTGCAAGCGGGGGTTTTGATATTCCAAGCGGGGTTAATCCTATGACTCAGCTACACCAAGAAGAAATGGTTTTGCCGGCGAGTATTGCGAATCCATTAAGAGAGAATTTAGCAGGTGGTGGCGGTATGGGCGGAGCTACTACAATTAACATTTCAGCAGTTGACGCAAAAGGCGTTAAGGATTTATTTATGAGTCATGGGGGCGCATTAGTTGATGCGCTTAAAAAACAGAATAGACAATTTGCAAGATAAGCTATAATACGAATAAAAAAGGTGTAATCTATGCTTATTTATCCGGATTCGCTTTTAGGTTTAACATTAGACCGAACAAAAACGCCTCAGTTTTCAACAAACATTAAAAAGTCGGTAAGCGGTTATGAAGTTAGAACCCCGCTTATGGCGTATCCTTTGTGGAAGTTTGCGCTTAAATATGATTTTTTAAGAACAGACGCAAACAATAACGAATTAAAAACTTTAGTGGGTTTTTATCTACAATGTAAAGGAAGCTCAGAAACATTTTATTTTAAAGACCCTTATGATTATACAGTTGAAAATCAAGTAATCGGGGTCGGTAATGGAATTAATAAAAATTTTCAAATAATTAGAAACTATGGCGGTTTTATAGACTTAATTCAATCACCAACTAATTATTCTATTTTTGTAAATGGAATCGAAACGACAGCCTTTACAGAAGAAAATGGAGTTGTGATTTTTAACTCAGCACCTTCAAGTGGGTCAACTATAACCTTTAGCGGTGAGTTTTATTATCCTTGTAGGTTTACAGAAGACAAAGTTGATTTTACTCAGTTTATGTATAACCTTTGGGACGCCAAAAAAGTTGAATTTGTGAGCGTCAAATTATGAAAACAGCATCGTCACAGCTTATAGAGTTATTGAAAACAAATAATTTTATTATGGCCGACTTATACACTTTTACGCTCAGAGATGGCACAATTTACCGTTTTACAAGCTATGACATAGATTTGACTTGGGGCGGGAACAAATACGCTAAAAATGGCCTTTTAATTAAGCGTAACGGGGTTAAAATTACGACAGGTATTCAAGTTGATTCTTTAGAGGTTACGATTTATAGTCAAGACTTTCAAATGTTATCAACTTCGTTTTTAAAGCTTGTTTCAAACGGTGGACTTGACGGGGCAACACTTGAACTTTATAGGTTATTTTTTACAGACCCTTTAACACCAATTGGCAGTCTTTGGGTTTTTAGCGGTCGGGTATCTGAAAGCTCAGTAACAAGGTTTGAAGCAAGAATCCAAATAAATAGCGACACAGAGCTTTTGAATATTCAAATGCCTAAAAACTTATATCAGCCGTCTTGCGTACACGCGGTTTATGATACAGGATGCACGGCGTCAAAAAGCTATGTATCAAAAAGCGTAGCTTTATTGGGAACAAAACAGCTTATTTATACGACAGATATTACTCAAACAAATGGGTGGTTTAATGAGGGAATTATTGAGTTTACAAGTGGAGCTAACACGGGAATCAAAAGAACGGTTAAGACACACGCCAACAATACAATCACTTTAATTTTGCCACTTCCGAACACGCCGGCAATAGGTGACACCTTTACACTATTAGCGGGATGTGACAGAACAATGACGGCTTGCGCTTCAAAATTTAGCAACATAGCAAACTTTAGAGGCTACCCTTACATACCAAATCCGGAAACAATTAGATAAGGAAAAATTATGGATATTAAAAATGCAATTGTAGATGAGGCTTTAAGCTGGGTTAAAACACCGTATCATCACTTAGGCAAAATCAAAGGCGTCGGGGTTGACTGCGGCCAAATTTTAATCGAGGTTTACGGGAATGTTGGTTTGACTGAAAAGTTTGATACTGGTTATTATCCGATGGATTGGGCTTTACATAAAAACACCGAAAGGTATTTTAGTTTTGTTGAGAAATATTGCCACGAAGTTGATGTTCCGCAAAAAGGGGATATTTGCTTATACAAATTTGGACGATGTATATCGCACTCAGGTATTTTGATTGACGACGATGGAAATATGGTTCACGCTTTGGTTGGGGTTGGCGTAACTATTGCCCATTATTTAGAGGGAAATTTGGAAGATAGATTTTTTGGCTTTTATAGAGTCAATGGAGTATCATAATGGGCGGGGGCGGAAACACCACTATAACCAACACGGCCGAAAGGCTAAATGGCATCCAAATTCAATCTTCTGCTTATGGTCGATGTATTCCTTTGGTTTATGGAACGCAAAGGCTTGCATCTAACCTTTTTTGGTATGACGATTTTGTTGCAACACCTCACACAACATCAACTACTTCAGGAGGTAAAGGTGGCGGTGGTGGGGTCACACAGACTACAACAACTTATACTTATTCGGCATCGCTTATGTTTGGGCTTTGTGAGGGTCAAATAAACGGCGTAGGGACAGTTTGGGTAGATAAATCAACATCAAGTATAAGCGCACTTAATTTATCGTTTTATAACGGGTCATACAGTCAATCAGCTTGGGGATTTTTAACCTCAAATCACGCAGGAAAAGCTTTGCCTTACAGAGGAACAGCTTATTTGGCTTGCCCAAATTTTGACTTAGGCGACAATGCGTCTTTGCCAAATTTAACCTTTGAAGTCAAAGGAATGAAACTATTTAACGGGATTGATTCAAATCCAAAAGAATTGATTTATGATTTTTTGACAAATGACAAATATGGAATAGGATTTCCGTCTTCTAAAATCGGAGATTTAACAGTTTTTAATAATTATTGTCTTGCAAATAACATTTTATTATCGCCAATGTTTGATGAGCAAAAAGGCGGTAATGACCATATTCAAGATTTTTTAAAAACTACAAATTCAAGTTTTGTTTGGTCGGAAGGAAAGCTTAAAATAATTCCTTATGGAGATTCGACAGCTACCGCAAACGGGGTTACTTACACGCCAAATTTATCGCCGGTTTATGATTTAACAGATAATGATTTTGTCGATTTAGACGAACCAATTAAGGTTACTAGAACGGCTAATGCAGATGCTTTTAACCACATTAAAATTGAATTTTTAAACAGGGCAAATTCATATAATGCAGAAATTGCAGAGGCTAAAGACCTTGCAAACATAGACCTTTATGGATTACGACCTTCTGATACAATCATAATGCACTCAATTTGTGATGCAGGAATTGCTAAAACAGTAGCTCAGTTGTTGTTGCAAAGAGCTTTATACATAAGAAATATTTATGAATTTAAGCTAAGTTGGAAATATTGCCTTCTTGAACCAATGGACTTGGTGACGCTTACCGATGAGCTTTTAGGTTTTGATAAGTTAGTTGTCAGAATAACAGAAGTTAGCGAGGATGATGAGGGTATTTTATCGTTTACGGCAGAGGATTTTCCTTTTGGAGTAGCAAGCGCAACTTTATATCAAAATGAAACAGTACAAGGTACGGTAATTAACTACAATATTCCGGCAGGAAACTCAAATAATCCGATTTTTTTTGAACCACCTTTATTGCTTTCAAATAATTATGAAGTTTGGCTTGGCGTTAGTGGAGCAGTAAATTGGGGTGGCGCAGAAGTTTGGGTCAGTAGCGACAGCGAAACATACACTTATTTAACAAAAATAGCACAACCTACAAGAATGGGTGCTGTAGTGTCAAATTGGGTATCAGGAAACACCGTAAATGTTGATTTGACTATTTCAAGAGGTGAGCTTTTAAGCACAAGCGAGGCTTTAGCTTTTATTGGTGGAGAAGTTATTAAATATTCACTTGCTACCTTAACATCGGCGTATCATTACACGCTTACGGTTATTGAAAGAGGATTGTATGGAACATCAGTAATTAATCACAGTATAGGCGAACAATTTATGAGGCTTGACTCGGCAGTTATGCGACAACAATTTACGACAGATATGATAGGTAAAGCGTATTATTATAAGTTTTTGTCATTCAATATTTATGGAGTATCTAGACAGGCCTTGGAGGATGTAGAGCCTTATGCTTTTACAATCAAAGGCGACCTTTACCCACCGGCAACAGTGACGGGATTTGCTTATGAAATTGTAAGCGACGGCATACTTTTAAGATGGAATCCAAATTCAGAAATTGATATTGTTGCTTATGAAATAAGAACTGTAAATGATTTTTGGGGCAACAGCGCTTATGATTTTAAAGGCAAAGCGCAAAGCTTTAAAACAATACAAAAAACAGCATTACAAACATACTACATAAAAGCAATTGACAGTTTTGGTAACTATTCAAAAACTTCAACTTCTGTAACAGTAGCAATAGAAAATCCTACGACGCCTTCAAATCTTGCCCCGCATTTTAGCGTTTCATCTACAAGTATGGCGATAGTAGTTGGGACTTGGGACGATTCTTATAGTGTGTTTGGCATAGATTATTATTTGATTGAGGCAGGAGATTTTGTTGATAAAGCTAGAACTAATACTTATATTGCAGAGGCAAATTGGCTTGGAGATAAGACCTTTAGTGTTACGGCAGTTGACAAGATGGGATTTGCCTCAGACCCCGCAACAATAGTCGTATCAAAACAAATACCAAATCCACCTCAAAATTTTAGATTTCAAGTTGTTGACAACAATGTACTTTTTTATTGGGACGACCCTATTTTGACAACTTTACCTATTACTTCTTATGAGTTGAGAAAAGGAGAAACATTTGCATCTTCGACTTTGATAGGTAAAAAATCCGGCGGTTTTACTACGGTTTTTGAAAGCTCAGGCGGTGTTTTTACATATTGGATAACTTCAATTGACGCAGACAATAGATACTCAAATCCAATAAGCCTTACAGCAACAGTTTCTCAGCCACCGGATTTTATTTTAAATGCTCAAAACTATTCGGTTTTTGACGGAACAAAAGTCAATGTGTTCAGTGAAAACGGAACTTTAGTTGGCCCATTTGACACTATTCAAACTTGGACTACGCATTATATAAATAATTCTTGGACTACGCCTCAGGCTCAAATTAATGCTGGGTATCCTATTTATGCACAGCCTACATTGTTAACAGGATATTATGAAGAGATTGTTGATTTAGGTACAATTATCACATCAAGTAAGGTTTCAATAAATGTTTCAGGAAGTATAGTTTCGGGAAATGTTGTTTTATCTTGCGACATTAGTCTTTCAGAAGACAACATTACTTGGATAGATTATCCAAATAGCTTTCAAACTTATGGAACTAATTTTAGGTATTATAAGTTTAAAATAACATTTATAGCATCGGATAATAAAAGCTTATATAAAATTACAGAAATAAATAGTACGCTTGACACTAAAATCAAAAATGATGGCGGAAATGCAAATGTTTATGCGAGCGACACTGGAGGTACAACAATTTTATTTAATGTTGATTTTGTTGATATTACTTCAATAACAGTAACAGCGCAAGGAACAACGCCGGCTTTGGCCTTATATGATTTTGTTGACGAGCCTTACCCAACTAGCTTTAAGGCTTTATTGTTTAACCCATCAACAGGGACTAGAATAGATGGTAAAATTTCTTGGAATGTGAAAGGATTTTAAATGGCAAATCACGCTTTACCCACAACAACATCACTTTATACAGATGTAATAAGTAACATCAAAACTAGAATAGATGATTCTTTGATGATGTTAGACCCAGCGGTCACGACGGTTACAAATCCACCAACAAATAGTATTAGGTGGAATAGTGCAAATAGCAAATTTGAAAAATGGAGTGGAACAGCTTGGGCGGTTTTATCATCAAGCTATGAAATAAATGCCTCAACTGCATCAGCTTTGGCAACAACGAGAGAAATTAAAATTACAGGCGATTTATCTTGGAGTGTAAATTTTAACGGTTCAGTAAATGTGACAGGCACAGGCATTTTGTCAAATACAGGGGTCACGGCCGGAACTTATAAAATTGTAACAGTTGACGCAAAGGGTCGAGTCACAGCGGGAAGCAATACAGCAGAGGCCTTGTCTGGACTAACCGACACTTCAATATCTTCGCCTGCTAGCGGACAAGTTTTAAGGTATAATGGCTCAGTATGGATTAACAGTAATTATGAATATACAACGACAGTTGAATGGTAAGGAACCAAAATGGCATTTATAAACAAACAAGACACAAACGGGACAAAAGGCACGCTTTTAAAGGGTGAGTTAGGTTACGACGATTACACAGCCGGTGGTGACACGGGCAGGGTTTATGTTGGCAACGGATCAACAAATATTGCATTAGCTAAAAAAACAGAGGTTGACGAAAAACAAGTAACGCTCGTAAGCGGTACAAATATCAAAACAATCAACAGCACAAGCTTATTGGGTAGCGGAGATATATCAATAACAGAAACAACTTGGGTGGCAAATGATTCAAGAGCAAAGACTGCTTTGAACTCAAGTGGTTCAGCTCCAATTTATGCTTGTAGAGCTTGGGTTAATTTTAATGGTACTGGAACTGTTGCTATTAAAGCAAGTGGAAATATAAGTAGTATTACAGACAACGGGGCTGGTTATTACACAGTGAAATTTACGACGGCATTGCCTGATGCAAATTATTCAGTAGTATGCGGAGCAGCAGGTTCAAACACACAACCACTTGCACTTGGGCCATCAAATAAGACAACATCATCATGTGATGTGCGATGTTTGAATATGAACGATGCAATCGTTGACCCAACTTTTACTGACGTAGCCATCTTCCGCTAATCAGGAGCAACTATGATACAACTAATAATCTACAAAAGGAGTAATAAATGA